CGGCAGGGGTAGGACAAGACTCAAGCGTGATGGAGATTTTTGACCTTGAAGATCAAGAGCAAGTTGCGGAGTGGGTTAGTAACCAGACTGAGCCGGATATCTTCGGCGGTCATATTAACCGCGTAGGCAGAGAGTTCAACCGAGCTTATGTGTGTGTTGAGAGTAACAACCACGGCATACTTACAATGGCCACCCTTCGAGACCTAAAGTACCCAAGCGAGCGCTTCTATCGCACACCGCGCGCTACTTCCCGCCACGCAGTGAAGGATGACGTGAAGCGTGTGGTAGACTTGGGCCAGCGCACAACCAACACAAGCAAGCCCTTCGTGATTGGGCTGTTGAGGAAAGTGCTGCGTGATGAGTGGACTATTCACTCCCAGATTCTTAAAGCTGAACTATCCTCGTTCATTGAGCACCCGGATGGAGAGATCGGCGCGGCAGACGGCTGCCACGATGACACTGTGATCGCGGCGGCAATGGCTGCTTATATCAAAACCAAAGCGATTGTCGCCATGACTGGAGATACCTCGCGAGAGGAAGGCTACGACCAAGAGGCTGATGTTGGCAGCTTCGACCGCATTCTCGCAGAGCTAGAGTCTCGCAGCGCCCGCTACCCCTTTCCAGCTAGCATGGTTGACCCCAACCTGTGAGAGTTCTCATCATCAGCAAGGAGGGCGATGGCTGTGGTATTGCCTGGCGAATGGTTGAAGAAGGCCACCAGGTCGATCTATGGATAAAGCATCCTGACTATGCGAAGGCTCTTCAAGGGATAGTTAATCGCGTAGAATCCTTCCGCCCATATGTTAGCCAAGCGGACCTCATCATCTGTGATCTAGTCGGGTTTAGTAGCTACGCTCCCCTCTTCTCGCGTCTCGGCAAGCCGACGCTAGGCTGTAATAGTATGGGAGATATATTAGAGCTTGATCGTCGCAGGGCGATGGAGGTATTCCAGAAGGTAGGTATTAATACTCCAGTTACACACTACTTCGACTCTCCCAAAAGTGCGGCTACACTGAGGTGGGTGAATCCTCTTGGCTATGTGGTGAAGCCTAGCAATAACCTGCACGTGAGCAAGACCTACCTGTGTGATAGGGAGGAGATATACAAGTGGGCCTTGACTACTCTTCCAACCAACGCAGAGCTGATTGTGCAGGAGATAGTCGATCGCTCAAGCGCGGTAGAGATCAGCACTGAAGGCTGGTATAACGGTCGAGACTGGATGCAACCCTTCAATCACACGTTTGAGGAGAAGCGTCTTGCTGTGGGAGAGGTAGGGCCAATGACTGGCTGCATGGGGAATGTAGTGTTTCCTCTTCGAGCGCCAAATAAGTTGGTTGAGGCTACTGTAATGAAGCTTGAGCCAGTTTTGAGGAAGGTCTCCTACAAGGGCCCAATAGACGTGAACTGCCTTGTCACGAAAGATAAGGCACTGGCTCTTGAAATTACGGCGAGATTCGGGTATGATGCTATCGAGGCCCTCACGCATGGGTTGAAGGGCGGTCTTGGAAGCTTCCTGTTCGATACCGCAACCGGCATAGCAAAGAGCGTGCCGATGATAGGATATGATTATCTGATAGCTGTGCGCGTGGTTACTACACCATACCCAGTCATTGTGAAAGATGTGAGCTTGCGTGGGAGTCCAGTGCTGGGACTCGAAGGCCCCGGCGGGTCAGTCTTCCCTTGTGATGTTTATAAAGAGAGTGGGAAGTATAAATACGCCTCCAGCGATGGCGTAGTTTGTAAAGTTGCCGCTAATGGTCGAGATGTGAGGGAAGCACAGCGCCGCGTGTATGCGAGAGTCGCAGACCTACGAGTGCAGAATATCCTCTACCGAACTGACATCGGAGCAAGAGTTGACCGTGACATAACGCGACTGAAACAGTGGGGTTGGCTATGAGCAATGGATACCTGGGCGGCGGTAAGCCTGACATCGAATGGTGGCTGACGCAGATTCGACGCGGGATAGCCTATCGAAAGAAGTACACTAAGCAAACCGAGTGGGATCGCTGGCGTCGATACTATCGCGGAGAGTGGCCATCAGGCGTTCTCCCGATTAACTTATTCTTCCGGATGCTGCGGACGATAGTTCCTAAGATCTACTTCCGCAACCCGTCGATCTCTATTCAGCCGGCAAAGCCCGGCGTGGAGCAGCAGACCTTCGCTCGCTTGATCGAGAGGATAGACAACAAGATGATTCGCACCATGCGAGTCAAGCAGCAAATCAAGATGATTACACACCAAGCGTGGATGTTCGGTACTGGTGTTGGCAAGCGGGGCTTCGGTGAGGAGTTCCACCCTGCGCCGGATATGATGAGCGCTGCCGAGGCGCCGGTGGCGAAGAAGGGACAGCGTGTAGAGTATCACAACGCTGTGCGAGGAGGGATGCCCTGGTTTCTTGAGAATCCAACAGGGGACTTTATCGTGCCCACTGGCAGCCGCAACTTTGCGGAGTGTCGCTGGTATGCGAGCTGGTATCGGCGAGCGCTTGATGATCTCAAGGAGGACCCGCGCTTCAGACACACGGCGACCTTGATTGGGAGTCAGCAATCAAGCTACCCGAACAGAGCGGCGGCTGTTGACCCCGAGCGGGAGAACATGATAGACCTGGTAGAGGTTCGGGATACGGCGACAAAGAAGGCCTTCGTCATCGCACCTTATGGCGGGCCGGATAAGAAGCTTCTACTCTCAGAGGATGACTCTCTGCAGGTGAACAATCGTGTTCCGTTCTATACAGTCGTCTTCAACCCAGATGATGAAGTCTGCTGGGGTGTGCCGGATTCAGTTATCCTCGAGCCGCAGCAGCTGGAGATAAACGAGATTCGCACGCTGGCAATGAAGCATCGCCGGCTGAGTATTCTTAAGATACTCGCCAAGCGTAACGCGATTAAGAAAGAGGAGTGGGAGAAGTTGCTGAACGGCACCGTGGCGGCTATTGTTGAAGTCGATGGGGAGTTGGGTGACGTAGATCACTTCCAAGTCGCTGACATTCCGCCTGGTCTCACACGCGCCGCGAATGAGGTGATGGAAGATGTGAGAGAAAACATGGGCTTCTCTCGCAATCAGTTTGGTAACTACGCTGAGGGCTCTGCTGATCGCACGGCGACGGAGTCGAGGATAGTAGACGCAGCCAGCGAGATTCGCGTAGATGAGCGGCGTGATACTATTGCTGATGTGCTGGTTGACTTATTCGAGGATATTCACGTTGATATCTTTGATCGCTGGAGTACTGATCTTGTTGTCCAAGTAATGGGGCCGGAGGGTATCCCACTCTGGGTGGCGTTCAAGCCTGCGATGCTCAAATCAGCAGAGTATGAGCTGAAGATCGACCCGGACAGCGCCGTGCCTGAGACAAAGGAGGTTCGGACACAGAAGGCGTTGATTACCTACGAGCGGTTGAAGACCAATCCTCTAATCGACCCAGAGCTGCTCACACAGTATCTACTTCATGAGATACATGGGGTGCAGTTTGATAACATGATGCGCTCGTTGATGCAGCTTCAGGCGCAGGGCGCAAGCGGCTCAACACAGGAGAATCCTGTGAGCGCCGGGGAGTACATGAAAATGTTAGCGCAGAGCGGCGGTAAAAAGCGGGCTTGACAGGCTCATCAATCTGGATTATCATGCTTGCATAGGAGCATTATGCCAATCTACGATATCAAGTGCCAGCGCTGCGAAACTCTCATGAGAGACATTGTGCAGGCATCTGATGAGCCGCAACCTACCTGCGCCTGCGGAGGGCGCTTTGAGCGTGTCTGGATGGCGGCGTCGAAGGTTCATATTTTCCATGAGGGGCTTTACGAGCACCTCGCACCAGACCCAATCCACTTTAGCAGTCGACAAAAGCTGAAGTCCTACTGCAAAGAGAACGGACTCATAATGGACTACTTGGAGGGGCGCTAACATGGCAAGAGTTAAGACAGCAGTTGAGAAGCAAGGTCCGCCGACTATCATTCTGCGCCTGCAGGATGATGGACTGAAAGTCGAGCTCGTGGCGTGGCAGCATAACGCTCCTGTGAGACTCTTGGAGGGGATGGATGTGAGAGTAGCGCAGGCAATTCATCAGTGGCGAGCGCGATTCCTTCAGCGGGAAACTGCCGGGAAGACGGGCGCTCCAACGCTGACCGAGCAAACGAAAGCAGAGCTGAAACCAACTGAAAGGAGATAGCCATGTTTTTTCGCGAGTGGTTCTTGCAGGAAGAGGAGGGTGGTAGTGAACAGGGCGGCGGTGGTGGCGCTGATGACAAAGGAGATAAGGGTGACAAGGGCGATGGTAAGCAGCTGGGGCCAAAGGACCTAGAGCTTGTCATCCGAGGGATGGCGATACTCGCCAAGGGACAGTCGGAGCTGCAGGCGTCGCACAAGGAGACACTCGAGGCGCTGAAGGACATGGGCAAGTCGAAGCCTGACGACGAGGAGGGCGACGACAAGGGCGGCAAGGGCGGCAAGGGTGACCTCTTCGAGGGCGTGGACATGGAGCAGCTTGATCGCAAGGAGTTCGCTGCGATGCTGCTGACCAAGTTCGATGAGGCGCTGCAGCGTAACCTGAAGACAGCGCTCAAGCCTGTGGAGGAGAGAGTTGGCCAGATCGACGAGCGTGTGAATAGCGATCTCGCTGGCCGCGAAATCTCAGCGGCCGCCGAGAAGCGCCCGGACTTCATGGAGTGGCGCGCAGAGATATCTGAGCTGGTGAAAGATAACCCCAGGCTCTCCGTAACGCGAGCTTATACTATCGCTCGCGCGGAGCACCCAGAAAAGACGAAAGAGATGGACAAGAAGTACTCGAAGTCGGAGCCAGCGAAACCCAGCTTCACAGGTTTCACTCCGACAAGAGGTGGTGGTCGCGGCGAAGGCGCGACTCGAATGAAGTTCAGCGAGGCGGCAGAGAAGGCCTATGATGAAGTATTGGCCGGGCTTGGCGAAGCAAACCTCGATAATCTGCCCATAGTGGGCGGGAAGTCCTCATAACAGCAATTCAATCGGAGGTTTAGATGGCACAGGCAAGTCTCACTGAGACACTCGACAACTTCTACGCGAGCACCTGGCAGCACATGAAGGATGATGTGGCTGACCAGATCTTCGACGCCACACCTTTCTGGTATTGGCTGAAGGAGAATGGCAAGCTGGAGTCAATCCGTGGCGGTCGCTTCGTTACTGAGCCTCTCCAATTCGCGTCCTCGGACGGCGTGAAGTGGATCGGTCGCGGCGGCACTGTCACGTTCAATGACTTCCAGTTCTTGACGACCGCTCGTTTCGACTGGCGCTACCTCGTCGGTAACATCACGCGCTTTGGCGTGGACGACCAGCAAAACGCCGGCAAGATGCAAATCATCAACACTGCAAACGCGAAGATGGAGAACCTGAAGAACTCAATCATCACTGAGATGGAGACCAGACTCTTCGGCGCTGCCGGTGCGGTGGTTGCAGGCACCACTACGGAAGACGCGCAAGCGTTTGATGGTCTGCAAAACCTGGTTGCTGATGACCCAACTGCATCTCTCGACGTAGGTGGGTATAATCAGCTGGCAGAGACGTGGTGGAGGAACAAGGCGGTCGATATGACCGGCAAGTCCTTCGCTACCTTCGGCTTGGCGAACATGAGGACGCTGCTCAACAACACGAGCAACAACCTCCGCCAGGATGCGCCGGACTTGATCTTGTCTGGGCAGACGCCCTATGAGTTCTACGAGGACACCGTGTTGCCTGTCTACCGAGTGACAAACCGGAAGATGGCTGATATGGGCTTCGAGAACATTCAGTTCAAGGGCCGTCCGATGGTCTGGTCGCCGAGCTGCGCTAACACGCGCATGTATATGCTCAACACCAGGTTCTTCAAGTTCTTCTACGACCCGGCGCTGTTCTTCGATCTGACCGAGTGGAAGCCCATCCCCAACCAGGTCAACGACCGCGTCGCTCATAACGTCACTGCTTGCGGCCTCAAGATCAGTCGGCGCCGCTGCCAGGGCGTGATGCGCTCCATAGATACACAGTAGCCGCTGCTGTTCAGCGGTAGCAGAAGTTCGCTTTTTAACGCAACAGGAGACGAACATGCCTTCAGGTATCAAGCAAGCGTTTGCGAGCAAGCTGACAGATGTGGACAGTGTTGCTCGCGAGGCTCTTGGAACCCTCCGCTTCGAGGGTAACAAGGTCTACAAGTACGTGGAGCTGCGAAACGTCACCGCTACGGTGGCGGGAGTTGCTGGCAACGGAGTAGCCTACGGCGCCGCTGGTGGGTATAACCTGAATAAGGTTGTGCTTGACCTCACCGACGCTGATGCGACAAAAGCGCTCGCCGCCGGCTCCTTGATGGCGACAGTAGCGGGCGTTCTGGCCACGAGTTACTTCTTGTGGATTCAGATAAAGGGCGCCTGCACTCTTGCCATCGCGGTAACTGCTGGCGTGATCGGCCAGGGCTTCAACCTAACAACGGTTGACAAGACCTTCGCGGTCAACGCAGCGGCCACCGACCAGAAAGCAGGGTACTCCATCAGCGCAACTACGGCTGTCGTTCTCGACTGTCCGTTCTAAGTGCCAGGCGCTGAAAGGAGAACCCAATGGCAGCCTACGCAAGCTCCGTAGTACTGGGCGACGCGGTAGCCCAGAAGCTCGCAGGGACTCCCCTCCGTGTAATTCGGGGGACTCTCACCGTCAGCAACTACAACTCGGTGCTGGCCGAGATCACTGGCGTTACGAAGTACTTTCGTGGCGCACCGATAGTGATTCTCGGCGGCAAGTTCAGCACCGGTCTCCACTCAGGACAGTGGGATGCTGCCGGGAAAGCGGTCAAGGCTTGGGTTGACACGACTGGTGCCCAAGTAGCCAACGACGTGAACATAGGCAGCGTGCAGTTCGTTGCCTTCGGCGTCGCGCCGTAGTTGTGTAACAAATTGTTACGGGAGTGATATCATGGGAACACTCACTCTTGCTGAGCTGCAGGACGAATTCCTGCGAAATACGGGGAATAGGTCAGACCTAACCCAAGCTCGGCAGACTCGCATCCTCAACCTGGCTCAGGAGCGCTTGGCAAGGCTCAACGACTTTGAGGAGATGCAAGTCACGACGACTACTAACTGGGCCTTTACCGGAGTCCCGGCAACGGATATGTTCCTGCCATTGCCGGACTCTTCTCCCTTCATCAGGGAGATTCATTCAGTACTGCTGAAGGACGGATTGGAGACGCGTAAGCTGCGCAGAATCCTTCCTCGGCTTTGGGATAAGACTATTGGGGATGCCACAGCGCTTTCAACAAAGCAGCATCCGGTGTGGTATACTATCTGGGACTTTAGCCTTGCGAAGGCCGAAGCCTATCCGTTGCCGCACAAGGCTTTCGATGTTCAGTGGCGTATTACACAGTGGCCAACGCCGCTAGTTGACGCCGGAGACAAGAGCCGTTTCCGCATGAAGGATGAGCTATTGATTGAGCTGGCTACAATATACCTCTTCGACCAACTTGGAAAAGAGGATGAGTCAGTCAAGCATCAGAAGAAGTTCGCTACGCTTTTCAAAGAGGCGCTCACGACAGACTCCGAGGACCCTGATGTAGAGGTGCCGAGTGGGTTGGAGCAGGTGGGGAGTAGCGTCATGAACCCCTGGGACGCGAACTATCACCTTGACCCATTTGCAAAGAGGATGCCATGACCTCGTTCACCGAAACCTGGAACGCTGGCTATGAAGCGCTGCCGGCAGATAGCGAAGATGCGAAGGATGGCGCAAGTCGCGTCCGTAAGTTCAAGACCGCTGTGCAGGAGCGGGTGGAGGTAGATCACTCTCACGCCGGCGACGCTCATGATGGGAAGCATAACAAGGTAACACTACGCGTTCAGAGTGTGGACCCCACACTCGACACTGGCGACACTGCAATATATGCAAAGGATGTCGCTGGCACAAAAGAGGCGTTTCACAAGAACAGCGCTGGCACTGTAGTTCAGCTGACAAAGGGCGCTGGGCTTAACTACTTCCCGACTGGCACAAGGTTGCTGTTTCAGCAGACCTCCGCACCGACTGGTTGGACGAAGGAGCCAAGTGCGACTTACAATGATGCGGCTCTACGGATAGTTACAGGCGCAGTAGGCACTGGCGGTGCAAGCGGCTTTTCAACAGTTTTTGCTGCCGGGCTCACAACTAACAATGATGGTAGCGGAACGACTACTGCGTATGCTCTGACTATAGCTGACATTCCTTCGCACGATCACCAGGAGCGGACACGAGGGTTAGTTGCGGCAAGAGATACCGCTGCGGGAGGCTCGTCTTTGGCTTCTATAGATACGACATTGCTTGCAGACCAGGTGGATAACGGGCCGCTTACTACGACGGCTACTGGAGGTGGAGGCTCACATACCCACGGCACTCCAGTACATACTCATGGACTACCCACCTTCAACGTCAAGTTCGCCGATTGTATTATCGCCACAAAGGACTAGTGTGGAAAAGCTCTGTCCATTGCTGCAAAAGGCTTGCATTGAGCATCAGTGCAAGTTCTTTATCCACTTGCTTGGCAATGACCCTCAGACCGCAAAGCCGCTTGATAAGTTTGACTGTGCGATGGCTTTCATTCCGATCCTCCTTATCGAAGGCGCACAGCAGTCTCGACAAGCTGGCGCAGCTATTGAGTCCTTCCGCAATGAGATGGTGCGTGGGAATCAAGAGACGCAGAGACTACTAATCGGTAAGTAGTATGCCTCGTGTCTCTCCAGTCGCTCCGGCAATCCAGCTCTCGGTTGGTGGTATCTCTGACCCCACACTTCGAGTGGAGTTGCAGAGCTTAACACGACAGTTGATACGACTGCTTGGAGATATGCGCCGGGATATCTCAGCTGTCGATCATCAGTATGTGAGTCAGAATAGTCAGCCGACCCCAGCGGAGGGAGAGTTGCTTGTGTGGAAGGATGCTGATGCGGGCGCTGGACAGTCGAAGGCTTACCTGGTAACAACGCAAGCTGGCGTAGTCTACACCTTCAAATCTGTTGAGGTAGTGTGATGGGATATCCTCTCGCTGCTGACGGTGACAAGGCGTGGCAGACTACCACGGCTGATCGCTGTGATGGTGGTATGAACCTGCTTGATCGCCCAGATCAGATTAAGCTAGAGGAGTTTCTCCGTTGCCAGAACGTAACGCTGAAGAAGGGGAGAGTATACCAGGATACTGGCTACACTCCTTTTGCCGGCGTGGTCGAAGGTATACCTCAACTCACAGAGCAGTTCTTCAAAAAGTCTGGGTCGAGCGAGGAGCTGCTTGTCACCACAGTCTCGCTCTATCGCTTTGCTACTGGCCCACAGCAGTGGCAGTTTGTCAAAGGGGATGCTGGCACTACACTGTCCGCGCAGGCGAACACTGGCGTTACGTCACTGCAGGTGGTGAGTAGCGCTGGCTTCACCGCTAGCTCTCGTCTGGGTGTGATACTGGATAATGGCACTCAGCATAGAACAACTGTAAATGGCGCTCCGCCAGACGGCACTCACATCAATATCACAGATGCGATACCAGCTGGGAGGAACGCTCCGAATGGAGCAGCGGTTGTTCAAGCAGTCGCATTGACTGGCAACCTGGATAATCCAGTAGTCTCTGACACGCTGCCAAGCCATGATTGGTTTGTGTTCACTAACAATGTGAACACGCCAAAGAGGTATGATGGAACAGACTGTGTAGTTATCCCTAACCTCCCCTCTGGCGGGAACGTGATATGCAAGGCGCTACGCCTGTATAACAACGCACTGTTTCTGTTGAACACTATCGAGGGTGGCACAGCTCATCCACAGCGCGTTCGCCGCTCTGACGCAAGCGACCCAACGAACTGGACAACCGGCACAGCAGGTTTTGACGACCTGCTTGACTCAGCTGACTTTGTGATGTGCGGTGAGATACTTGGGCCCTACCTCATCGTCTATCGTGAGCGGTCAGTTGAGCGCGGAGAGTTCATCGGTCAAGGTGGGCTGAACTACTTCTTCGAGTCGATGATTAAGGGAGAGGGGATACTATCACCGATCGCTGTAGTTGACATGGGGGACTATCACATATTCGTAGGTAACGCGAACATCTACGAGTATCGTGGCGGTTTCGACTATGAGCCGCTTGGAGATAAGGTATACTACTCCTTATTTGGCTCTGAGGCAGATGTCAACCCATCGAAGCGTCACCGAGCCTTCGCCTTTTACGTTGAGGAGCTGGATGAAGCGTGGATGTTTTTCCCCTCAACCGCGTCAGACTTCTGTGATAGGTTGCTTCGGTATAATACTGGAGATAAGAGCTTTGTTGAGAGAAGATTCGCGGACAACTTTTGCGGTTACGGCTTCTTCCAACGACAGGACTCTTTCGTCTGGGGCGACTTAGTTGGAGCTTGGTCAGACCAGGTATGGCAATGGAATAGTCGGTCGGTGCAGGCAGACTCGCCAACTACTCACCTCTGTGCAGCAGAGGAGGGGCAGGTGTATGAGTATGACTACACAACTATAGATGACGCTGGCACGCCAATAGACTTCGTATTGGAGACCAGGGACTTTATTCTGCCGGGAGGCTCCTTCCGCATTGACACCTTTGAGGGATACCTACGCGGGAGTAATATTCTGGTAGAATACAGCGTGGATGAGGGAGTGTCCTGGGAGGCTATAGGCTCAGTCACTAACACTGTCCACAACAGCTTTCATCTAGAGAGACAAGTTACCGCAGGACGTATCCGCTTTAGGTTGACGGGAGCTGACCCTCAGTTTATGCTCTCGTTTTATCAGTTCATCTGGAAGCTTGAATCAGTCGGGAGATAACATGGTATCGCTTAAGAGCTGGCTAGTGGGTGATGACCCACGCGTGAGTAAGGATGCGCTGCCGCTGATGACTCCGCAGCAGCAGGCAATGCTGGATAAGCTGCTGGGCGAGTTCGATCAGGCTGATACGCTGACTGGGCGGTCGGATAGCGACATAACCAAATACACAGGAGACTTCGTCGCCCCGCTTGGGCGCTTGGAGAACTTATCGCTGGAGGCGCTGGAGCAGAAGATTCTCCAGCAAGCGACCGGCGGTCATGGAGGCGGGGACGCATTGCAGGAGATGATTAAAAACAAAGGTTCTCCTGTCAACTTCGAGGACTACTATCGAGACTCGATTGAGAACCCCACGCTCAAGAGTTTCGAGGAGAAGGTGCTGCCAATGCTCACGCAGCGCTTTCGTGGTAGTGCTGCGTTCGGCTCAGACAGGATGACCGCCGAGCGAGGGGCGACAGAGGATCCGACGAAGACGCTGACAGGGGCGAGAAGTGAGCTCGCCTACAAAACAAGCAGCGATGCATCGAATAGGCTATTGCAAGCGATTGGGTTGGAGGGCTCACTGAGGGGCTCAGATGCACAGGCGATGCTAGCGCTGCTACAAGGCGCTGGGCTGCCGCGGCAGATCGAGCAGGCTGATAAGACCGCCAAGTATGGCGAGTTCCAGCGGCAGGAGACGGAGAAGAGTACTCAGCAGACGAAGCGGCTTGAGGCGCTGATGGCTGCGCTTGGGCTGAAGACACAGCAGAACTCCTTCCTCGGTCTGCCGGGGACAGAAGGCTTTGCGAAGCCTGCGCTGCTTGAGGTAGTCAAGGGTGCCTCCTCCTCCTCAAAAGGTGGCTTCTTCGGTGGATAAGTAACGTAACAATTTGTTACATGAGGTGATACATGCCACAGTTTGAAGATTACTCCAGCTTTGATATGTCTACGAACAGTGGGCAATCCCAAGAGGAGAGCCCCGGTATCGGGACAGCGCTCCTAAACGCTTTGGGGATGCAGACTAGGGAGCAGAAGGCTAAGGAGGTGCAGAAGTTCGTTGGAGAAGTTCAAGCCTCTGGCAGCCGGGACAGAGCGCTAGAGGTTGTGAGGAACTACTCCTCGAAGTTCCGCGCTCCACAGGACCTGCAGATAGCCTTCGGAGTCGTAGATCAACACTGGCCTGTGTCGAGTAAGGAGATGAAGGATATTGAAGTGTTTGATGAGGAGGAGGGGACAAGCTCCAGGCGTTTTGTGCCATCAGGTCAAGCACCAGCTTTGAATGACCCTGAGGTAGTGAGACGGCTATTCGGTCCTCGCGCTACGTTGACCAAGCCTGACGTGCGAGACTTCTACGCGCCGGGGACGAAGGAGGGAGATATCCGCTACCTTGGTAAGTTGCCTGCCGCGAAGCGCCCGGAAGGGGCAATGACTCTCCAAGAGATAACTGAGGGACATAAGGTCAAGGCAGAGGCGCGAGCGACTGCGCGCGATCAAACATCTCAGCAGCGTCACGAAGAGTGGCTTGACCTGAGTGAACGTCGGTTTCAAGCAACGCTAGGTAAGCTAGGAGAGACGATCAACGATAGGGATGTAGCACAAGGCCGAGGGCTTCTCAATGACGCATCGAGGCTCACTGCCACATCACTCAACGCTCGCCTACTGCCGGATGGGAGTT